AATACGCAAAGAACGTACAAACAGAGAATGAACAATTACAAACGGCTAAACAAAATTTAGACGGCAACTACATTATTTCAGAAGCCAACAGAATTACAGCCGAAACCGAAGCAGCGAAGAACTTATTAAAAAGAGCAAACGAAGACGCAGATACCGAAGCACAAGTAAACGCACAACAAAAATTAGCTGCTCTTGCAGTAGAAGCCCAACGTGTACAGGCTTTAAATCAAGAGCGTAATGTCCAACGAGGACAAGTACAGGCACCAGAACAATTTACGCAAGAAACCGTGCCACAGCCCCAACAAGAAACCTATCCGGACCCAGATCCTAAAGCTCAAGATTGGGCTGAGGAGAATCCTTGGTTCGGAAATGATAGGGCTATGACCATGACTTCTTTCGTAATTCATCAAGATTTACTCAACGAAGGGTTTGACGCAACCAGTGATGAGTATTATGATGAAGTTAATAAACGAATTCGTGTGGAGTTTCCTCATAAATTTGAAGATACTCCTCAGACGAACCGTCCCGCCCAAGCGGTTGCACCTGCTAAACGCAGTGCAAAAACTGGGCGCAAGACTGTGAGACTCACACCATCACAAGTCACAATAGCAAAGAAATTGGGTGTGCCTTTAGAAGAGTACGCGAAATATGTTGAATAACGTGGAGCAACAATGACAAATAAAAACAAAAAAATCGACGAAAGTCGTGAACCACGCGAAGCCCAAACTCGCGAAAAGAAAGTAGCGAGAAAACCATGGGCTCCTCCATCCGCACTGGATGCACCAAATCCTCCTGAAGGATACGTTCACCGCTGGGTGAGATTAGAGATCAGAGGTCAAGACGATCGTAAGAACGTCATGGCTAGACTCAGAGAAGGTTGGGAACCTGTGAGAGCAGATGAATACCCAGACTTTGAATCTCCTGTAGTGGAAGAAGGTAAATTTGAAGGAGTAATTGGAGTTGGTGGGTTAATTCTATGTAGGATTCCTATCGAGACTGTACAGGAAAGAGACGCTTTTTTTGCGAGTAAAACGCAAAATCAGATGGACGCTGTAGATAACGATATGATGAGAGATGGAAGTCACCCTTCAATGTCTATCAGTAGACCTGAGAGACAGTCTCGCGTAACAATTGGTGGAACCCAAGGTTCATCTGAATAAGGGTTCTTAATTTTAATTCTTGGAATATAGAGACAAGAAATGGCAAATGTAGACAAAGCCTTTGGCTTAGCCCCTTATAAAGGGTTCAACGTCGCTTCAGCCGTTGGTCAAGTACAAAAATATAATATAGCCACTGGTGGTTATGGCACAAGCATCTTCCAAGGTGACTTATGTATATTCGCAAGTGGACTCATCAATAGAGCAGCAGCTGGTTCTGCTAATCTAGTTGGTGTTTTTTCACACTGTTATTATGTTGCTACTGATGGAACTCCTACCTTTAAGAATTACTATCCAGCATCTACAACGGCACTTGGAAGCGGAGCAATAGAAGCTTATATCTATGACGATCCTAACCAATTATTTGTTGTACAAGCAGATGGTTCTTCTGGCCAAGCAGCTATCGGTCAAAACGCCGATACTGATGGTATAGGTGGAAGCACAACGACTGGCGTGTCTACTCGCGAACTAGATTCTAGTACCTTAGCAACTACTCAAGGCCTTCAGCTTAAAGTAGTAGGTGTAGTCCAAGACGACGTAAACGGAGATCTTAGTAGCGATAATGCAAACTTAGTTGTACAAATTAACGAGCACGCTTACAGAGGTCCTGTTGCTGGTACATAAGGAGTAATATAAATGGCAATTAGTAGAGCACAATTAGTCAAAGAATTGCTTCCAGGCCTTAACGCATTGTTTGGTCTTGAGTACGATAGATATGACAGAGAGCATGAAGAAATTTATGATGTTGAGTCAAGCGATCGTGCTTTTGAAGAAGAAGTAATGCTTACAGGTTTCAATACTGCACCAGTTAAGTCCGAAGGAGCAGGCGTTGCATTCGATCAAGCTCAAGAAGCTTTCACTGCACGCTATACCCACGAAACTATTGCCCTAGCTTTCAGTATTACTGAAGAAGCGGTCGAAGATAACTTGTATGACAGATTGTCTGCAAGATATACAAGAGCGTTAGCTAGGAGTATGGCGAACACTAAGCAAGTTAAATCTGCTTCAGTATTAAACCGTGCGTTCAACTCAAGCTATGTTGGCGGTGACGGAAAAGAACTTTGCGCAACTGACCACCCAACTGTGGGCGGTGCAAATCTGCGTAATGAGCTTTCAACCGCTGCTGATCTTAGCGAGACATCGTTAGAACAAGCGTTAATTGATATTGCAGCTTTCACTGACGAGCGTGGTTTAAAAGTAGCACTTCAAGGAACAAAGTTAATTATTCCTAAAGAGTTACAGTTCGTAGCTGATAGATTGTTGGAATCACCTGGTAGAGTTGGTACGTCTGATAACGATATTAACGCTGTTAGAAATATGGGCATGGTCCCTGAAGGCTATACAGTTAATCATTATCTGACTGACACCGATGCTTGGTTCATTAAGACTGATTGTCCGAACGGATTCAAAATGTTTGATCGTTCACCAATCAGAACTTCAATGGAAGCTGACTTCGACACTGGTAATGTAAGGTACAAGGCTCGCGAAAGATACTCATTCGGGTGGTCTGACCCCCGTGCTGTATTTGGCAGCCCTGGAGCATAACAGGCTAAATTCATATGGAACCCTGCGGGGGGTTTCTTACTCAACCCCGCATTTTATTCACACACCCCTTAATTTTCTGCTATACTCAAAGTCGGTCCGAGATAATTAGTCACATCAACTGACTCGGCAGACTGACTCCAAGATGATGTGGCAGTTTTAGTTAGGAGGAAAAAATGGCTAAATCAACTTTTTCAGGTCCAGTTCAATCATTGGCTGGGTTTATATCAGCAGGTAATGCTAATGTGGTCAGTTTAACAGCTGATACTTCATTAACAGTCGCTTCCCATGCAGGAAAGATACTGGTTACAAATGATGCAGACGGTAAATTTACTTTACCTAGTATCGTAGCTACAGCTCCTGGTAGAGATGACGATCCAAATCAAACTAATAATTTAGGTGCTACATTCACTTTTGTTGTTGTTACAGCAGCGACAGATATGGATATTTTAACTGATGGCACAGATAAGTTTGTTGGTGGTCTATATACTGGCGTAGATGATGCTACAGGTAAAACTTTTATATCTGGTTCATCTAATGATGTAATTACTATGAACGGTTCAACTAAAGGTGGACTTGCAGGTAGCATTGTAAGAGTAACAGCTATGGCATCAGCTAAGTATGCAGTTGAAGGACTAATACTTGGTTCAGGAACTATAGTTACACCATTTGCTGACGCTTAATAGGAGGTAAACATGGCTGATTCAGTCACAGGACCAACTATTCAGTATGACTACGACAAAAAATTAGTTACTTATTGTTCTGTATATTCGGATGGAAGTGGTAGTAGCACAACATTAGTTGATGTTTCTGCTCTGAATAAATCCACTACAGGCAGTAAATCATGCGACCACGTTGCCTTAAATAAGATTTGGTATAGCGTGAGTGGAGCCCCTGATGCACCAGCATCTTTAGATTGGGACGCCACAACAAATGTTACATTTTTAACATTGGCTTATGACAACTTCTTTGATTTTAGTGATATTGGTGGATTGGTAAATACAGAAGCATCTGGTTACACAGGTGATGTCTTATTAGTTATACCATCTACAGCGGATGCAGGTAATGAATACACCGTTTGGGCCGAATTTTTAAAATATTATGAAGCACCAAATAACTAGGAGATAAGATATGCCTGGATTAACACGTAGAAGAAATGCAATACAACATGGCGAGGACTGGAGTAAGAGTACAGAAGGTTACAAGGGCGGTGGTATTGTTCACGGAAAAAAAGGTAAAAAGAAGCATAAGACTGGTGGGTATTAATAAATGGCCACATCAGGGACAACTTCATTTGATCTGAGTGTAGATGAGCTTATAGAAGAAGCATATGAACGATGTGGTCTCGAACTTCGTACAGGGTACGATTTAGAGACTGCACGTCGTTCATTAAATCTATTAGTTGCAGAATGGGCAAATAGAGGGCTTAATCAATGGCTTATTACCAAAAGTAATTTTACAGTTGTTGAAGGAACAACTTCATATGACTTAGGCACAGATATAATTGATATAACATCTGCTGTTATTCAACGTGATAGCACTGATTATCAATTAGAAAGACTTAGTAGATCTGATTATCTTTACACTCCTAAAAAGAGCACCAAAGCAAGACCTACTCAATTCTTTTTGGAAAGACATATAACACCAAAGATATATTTATATCCTGCACCAGAAAATTCTACAGATGTAGTTTATTACTATGCTTTAACTAGAATGCAAGATGCTGGCGACTATACAAACAATATGGAAGCTGTCTTTAGATTCTTGCCTTGCATGACCGCTGGTCTAGCTTATTACTTAGCTATGAAGCGTGCACCAGATAGAATACAGTTATTAAAGCAAGTTTATGAT